ATCACCAAGCAACACATTGAGTTTCATATCGTTAATTTCCTCCTGCGTTTTTTTACCGTTGCTTCCCTGCAACGCTGCGAAATTTGTATCCCGGCTTCCCTGCCGGAATATGCAAAGGGTTATTCGCCCTCTGTTTCTTTATTGGTATCGGTAGACTGTTCATCTGCTATGTTCCCGGCATTTGTGTCAGTAACATCCTGTTTAGGTTGTTCCTGCGGCTTAGGAGCTTTCCCATCCTCGCCCAGCTTGCCGGAAGCAATCAGGAAGGGCTTGCTCATTTCATAAGCAGCCTGCGGGTCAGGGAACAGACCGGGCGTAGTAAACGCCAACTGCGGGTCAATGGTCTGTTGCAACATCTGTGCAAAAATCTGAACCTTACTCTGCTGGTTGTCGTACTGACGGCGGGGCAATTTGATGTTGATGTCACTCGCCATCAGCTTAGAACCAGCCGTATCACGCAGGATTTTCAGCATCACAGACAGGCTCTGGCGTTCAGCGTACTTGAACATATTCTCGTACTGCTGCGCCCTCGCTTCGGTGTGATTCCATCCGTTGCGGACGATAACTGCGCCCACGTTGTCGGACGTTGCGTTCTCGCTGCCGGTGGCACTAGGCATGGCAGTCAAACTGCGGTACACGTTCAACATGGAATCAATTAAAATCTGCGTTTGCTGCTGGTTCAGCTCGTTTGCAAGCTGTTTTACATCGGCGGCAAGTCCGGAAGTAGACTTAATCGACATTGCGCCCATAGCCTTAACAGCGTCCAGTGCTTCTTTATCAACAAGACAGTTAATAAAGACCATGATGGATTGGATAAACTGCTCTACGCCATCAAGCCGATTACTTTCCAACAGGTTGATAGCATCCAACACAGGAATAGCCGGTTCAAACAGACCCATACGCTCCGGGTTCAGCTTGTATTCGACCATCGGCAACATTCCGAGAGAATGGTTCTCCGACTTTGTAACCTTGCCGTTGTCGATTTCAAAGTACTGGTTTGGCGTATACACGCAAATTAGGTCGTTCAGGTCATTCTGATAATTGCGTGGGATGTGCAGCACGTTGGCAATTGGCTTGTGCCCGATGCCAGAGTTGTAAATCACATACGCCATATCCGGGTCGGGAACGTCCACTAGCAGGGGCGTTTCATCCGGGTAGTTACCGTTGTACCCCTTGTCAGGAAGAACAATGCGGTATCCCTGCCCGCACTCCAACATCCACTGCCAGAGCCGCCGATCAAGCGCATCCTTGCCCTCATACTGCAAGGCGTTGGACAGGCGGGCGATTTCCTCACCGTCACCTGTTGCCGTTTCAGACCGCACATAAGAGCAAGGAGTGCCGCTCATGTATCCCGTGTAGAAGCCCACGCACTCGTTGGCATGGTTCTCTACAATGCGGTTAGTGATTTCAGCGTGGTACTCCTTCGTGCGATGGAGGACAGGCTGACTACCCAAGTAGTAGTTGTGCAGAAAGCGGATCTCGTTCTTGTTCAGCAGATGAATAGGCTCTGCCTTGCCCATAACCACTTTCAGCACGTTCGTCTGATTGATTTCCGTTTCCGGCGTTTCAATCGGTCTACGCCCGGTCAGTGGCTCATTTAAAAAGCCGCCAACTACCATCTGATACTCAGCCATGCGTTCCTCCTTTCTGACAAAATAAAAAGCGCAGCAAGACAAACCTGTTAAGGTCTATCTCACTGCGCCAAAACTGCGCTTCAAAAGCTATTTACTTTTCCGGTGGATGGATGATTTTTACCCATCCTTCCCTTGTGTCTCCTTCGATAATGCCCTTGCATCTGTCACACTTGAAATGGTATCGTCCGTCTACTTCGCCAAGATAGCGGTTGCAGCGGACGTTCTTATAGATTGGGTTTTGCCTGATACAAGGGCAACAGATTCTAACTAGCATGAGCACTCCTTTCGTTGGATTTCTGGGAACAGGCTGTTGAGCACAGACCTGTCAGAAGCTGCTGGGAAACTGTTCGCACTTCCAGCCGTGCTATTCTTCGCCCGAAGAAAACCATTGCAGCCTTTACATTCAGTTGTTGGATAGACGTAAACGGGTCAGCTGCAATTTTGGTGCTGCATAATGGATTTGAACCAATGTATGTCCGGTTATGAGCCGGGTGCTCTAGCCTGGCTGAGCTAATGCAACATAGAAACCCGGCTTAATTGGTTAACCGCTGCTCTTTGCAATGTCATGCCTAAACATTACATTGAGAGCCGGGAATAGCGGTGGAGGTTTTTGGGAATGAATCCACGCAAAGCTAGGTAGTTGGTTGTGCTGCGTAACGGAATCGAACCGTTGCTTGCCAGCCGTGGGGGAGACAGGCTGGCATTCCCCTTACAATTGGAAACGCAACATATAAAGCCCGGTGAAAGCGAAAGAGTGAGAAAACCTTCACCGGTGAAAGGAGGAATATGCCTATTGACGCCCAAGCAAGTAAAAATGACAAAACCTTGCTGCGCTGGGCTATTCCTTAGAGGAAGCTGCAAATCTTCCTGCGTACATTATAAGCCTTGTCAAGTGGTGAAATCAAATAAATAGGCCCAGCGAACACAATATATTGTGTTTTTAATCAAAATGGCCTCTTGACAGGCTCAATTTTACTGATTCCGTTGTACAGTTCATCGGCAAGCTGTGCCAGACTGTCCGGTGCATCATCGTGCGGAACTTTGCCAAGCTGCGTGAACATCGTCACCTGTTCCATGAACGCCTTGTACTCTTTCGATTGGTGCTTCTCGTCAAGGAAATAGAACCGTTTGATGTCCGGCGCATACTGGATGATTCTTGACAGCTTGCTTTGACCACTAGGCGCACGCTGGCTACGGACAGAGCAGTGATAGCCTTGCTGCCGAAGCTGGCTGTCTACCACGTCACAGTATTCGTCACCGCCATTGTTGGCTTCGCCGCGTACTACATTGATTTTATGCTGGATAATTTTGCCCACGACTTCCGGTCTGGTCACGGTTTTATCTCCGTTATTAAACACAAGATCAGGGATGAACACGGCATCCCCGTACACATAGGCAATAGGACAGGCGGTAAAATCACCGCCACCCCATGCAATATCCATGACCATCAGCTTACGATCAGGCTCTCCGTCAGGCAGAACGCCGTTGAAATACCGCAGTTCATCGGCAGGGAACAGCAGACCTTCACGCACATAGGGCTTGCCCATGTACTTTGCCCACCATGTTGCATCGTCAATGCTGGCTTTCATATCAGCGTAGTAGGCATCGTCAAAGCCAACGCCATAGTCATAATTGAAGTTGCTGTGTCCGTTCTCATCCACCGCAGGAATCACCCGGAATCGGTACTTCGGGTTGTCTGCATACTGGCTCTGAATGCGTCCAAGAGGGTCAAGCACGTTCCAGCGTGTACCGACCATCAGCTCTAATGCACCTTGCTTTTTACGGTCTTTCAGCTGGTTCAGGTAGGCATCGTACTTGTTGTTCAAACGCTCAACGTTTAGGCTTTCCTCCAAGTCTTCAATCAAGTCATCACTGTACAGAACGCCGCCCTCGCCGATTTCAACAGCACCAGTCAGCGTGCCGCCGATGGAACGACAAGTCAGGGTGGGGAAACGCTTCTTTCGGTTCAGGTCAACGCTTTCGTCCTTTGCGCTTTTGTCCACAAGCTGAACATCAGGAAATATTTTGCCCCAGTTGTAGGTCACAGGGTCAGTGATGATGGACAGCACTTCGCCGTAGAAACCGTTTGTCAGCTTGTCAGAATGTCCGCTCATAACCGATGCAACGTCAGGTCGGTTGCCCATCAACCATGTGATGAAAAAGATGCACAAGGTGCTGTTATGGGTAGGAATCAGGCGTTTTCCAGCGCAGTACACGCCACCTTCGACCTGAATGCAGTTGCCCTGCTTCGGCTTGATGCGTTCAAATCCGCAAAACGCCACACGGCGAGGTTTGGAAAACTCTTTTAACTGCTTGCGAGGAACAACGCAAGGGATAGGGCAGGTAGGATTAAAAGAGATGGAATAGACTGTCAGATTGCCTTTAATGCCGCTAGATGATACACGAGGCGGATATTCAACCACGCTGCATCTCCATCCAAAGGTAGAAACCAGCGTGACAAAATCATCTCTCATTTGCGGCTCTGTGGTAGAAAAAGCGTACCGATGCTCTTTTGCCCGTAACGTACCGTCTGTATCGAGCAGACCTGCAAGCAATTCCATACGCTGTGCAATGCTGGCTGTGAAGTATTCTTCTGGAATGTGCTTCACGCAGCGGCGGTGGCTATGGCACATATCGCCTTTTTGAAGTGCCTGTCGCAAACCAGAGAATCCGTAATATTCAACACCAGTACCCTTGTGAACCGTGTGCCAGCTAACAGGGTAGCCATCGTTAATGACACGCTCAACAATTACCCGATCACAAGGCGGTTCGCAAATATCCGGGTGCTGATTTCGACCATCACCAAGCCAAGCACCCAACGTATACGGCTCAACGGGCAGTTTTTTATACTCTCCCTCAACAAAATTTTTGAACGGAACCTGATAACAGAATCTTATGCCATCTTTTGTATCGGTAACATAATCCTCCATCATCCGCTTGGTTTCGACCACATCAAATCCGTTCTTATGGCGGTTAAAGACCGGCCACTCGTGGTTTTCGTGGCAGTCAATGTATGTGCCGTCAGAAAAATGGCAACGCACATCAAACTTGCACTTAGGCGAAACGGCCAGAACCTTTACAAACTGACCTTTCGGGCTGATAACTTCATCGCCGACCTGCAAATCGCCGTGATTTTTCCAGCCACTTCTTGTTAAAATCGGCGTATCATCGCTTAAAGCCTTGCCGACGCGAGCGGGTAGACTAACCCCCAAAAAGTCAATCCGCTTATAAAACAAGTCCTCAAGGTCATCTGCCAGCACTTTCAGAACCCTGCGTCTCGGCTGATAGAACTTCTTTTCCGGCGCACGGTTCCATTCAAGGTAAATGCAATAGCTGTCGAACACATCTTTTGCTTCAAACAGGTACGTCCGGCCGATAATGTCATAGACCTTCGCCACGTCCTCGCCTGTTTTCATCTTGCCCATTATGGATGCACAGACGGAGCGCAGCTCTCCAGAGTATTTGTAGGCATCGAACCGCTTGTCTTGCGACAGGGCGTCTCTCAGGTTTACCACCGCCTGAAACCAGTCCTCATAGACCTGCGCTTCGGTCGGATTCTGCTTTGCATACGCTTTGATGCTGTCAATGATGGCGATACACTGCTTTGGCTGCATAAAAAAATAGGCACCCCCTACCTGAAAATGTAAAGAGTGCCTACAACTGCACAAAAATCAAATATTCGGTTTTTATAATGCGAATTTAGAAAATTTCTTTCTCAAAATCACTTAAAAGAACTGCCCGACCGTTTCTAACCCCTTTTCTACCTTCTTCATTATGCCGTTTTCGGAGAGATATTCCATGCCTTTCAAGGTAATCTGCGGGTGAATCGGCTCTACAATATGCGGGAACTTGTTCGTCAGGTCTTGCGTATAGACCAGACCGCGAATAAAACCGTTCATTTGCAGTTCGATCATAATCTGCTCCCAGTCAGAGACCTTCATCTTCATTGCTTTTGCAGAGATAAGCTCATAGTCAAATTCTTCATCGCCCTTGTGCTTATCCAGCAGTTTGAGAATCTTGTAGATGGCATTAAAGTTGTCCATGAGCTACTCCTTTCACTGGTTATATAAAGTAGGCTTCGGTTCTTCATCCCCAAGCATCAACTTGTAACGAAGATACTTTTCAATAATACTGTGTCTTTCTGCCAGTGTGCCGTAAATAAAAACGAGAGCATCTTTAGCAGCATCGTATTCATTCGGGAAAATGACAATTTCCTCGTTTGCAAAGGTAACGGTACAGTTTTCCGAATGACAGGCTTCCAAGAACCGCTTAATTTCAAGGAATCCACCAAAGTCAAGCATAGACCGCAGCGTGATGCTACCATTCTTAACAATCAGTTCTTCTCCCTGCATATTATCCAGCCTTTCTCTGTTCAGCAATCCGATACCATGTCTGGCGGGTCACGCCAAGCTGTTTGGCAGCGTCCGTGACCGTGAGAATGCGCTTCTCCACCTGTTCATGGAGAACGTCAAAGAGGTTGCGGTCATACTCGGTGGGTTTGCGGCCTTCCCTGTAATCGGGGCGCTGACTAGCAATCTTCTTGCCCTCTCTGGTGCGTTCAACAATCATGTCGCGTTCAAACTCTGCAAAGGCAAGCATAACAGTTCGAATGACCTTGCCGGTGGGGGAGTTGTTCATAACTCCCATGTTCAGGATATTCACCGAAACACCCTTATCAATGAACTGGTCTATCAGTTCAAGACCATTCTTAGCGGAACGAGCAATACGGTCAAGCTTCGCCACGATCAGCGTATCTCCCGGCTGGATTTCAGCCATCAGCTTGTCTAATTCAGGTCGATGCAGCTTCGTTCCGGTGTAAACATCCGAAAAGATTTTCTGTGCGCCGTTAGCTTTCAAAAGTTCCGACTGGGCTTCAAGGCTGTTGCCGTCAATCGCCTGACCAGCGGAACTGACACGAGCGTAACCGTAAATCATTCAGGTTCACCGTCCTTTTCCTCTACTACTTCATAGCAGCCAGCACGAGTGAGTTTCCCATTCGCAGGTTCTACGACCAGTCTGTACCCGAAAACCTCAAGAATTTGAACCATTGTGGATAATTTCATATCATCAGCGAGGACACGAGAAGATGCGCTGGAAATGGTTTTGTAGTCAAGCTTTTCCCGGAGATATTCGTATGTTTTATGCTGATTCTTCATTATATCACGAAGGATTTCGCTTGAGTTCACCTTGTTATTCGTTGCAGCCATTTTTCGTTCCTCTCTTTCTTTAATGCCAGTATACGCTTTCTAGCGTAAATTGTCAAGAGTTTTCTCAATTTTACTATCACCAAGTCCAGATATTTCTGAGGTCTCACTTATGTGACCGAATTATATTTACAGAATGTATATATTTTATAAAAAAAGCGATAATTCGTAATGTGAAAAATCTGTTTGTAAACTTATTTATTTACATTCTGGGAGCGAACCGCTATCAAATATCACACATCTGTGACACAAATTCAGATATATCTGATGCAAATTATACAAATTGGGCTGTTGACAACTATATACCAAGCGTCTATAATCTAAGACAGCAGAACACACGATGAATCAACCAACAACGGTAGATTTATCCTTTGTGGCATAAAAAATAGGCCGTCAGCACAACCGACCAAAGTAGCACTGACGACCTGTTCCACCACAAAACAGAAGCTGCGCAACCAAGGGCGCAGTCTCGGTTTCTGTCAATTATTATAGCAGAAGCAGACCGCTTCTGCAATAGAAAGGAGCAAAAAACATGAACTTTCCCACGACAACCGAAGAATTTCTGAAAACACTCGCCCACGGCAAAGAGCCGACCAGCGAGGACAGGGAGTACGCAGAAGCACTGGGCAAGCTGTCCGAACTGAACTACCGGGCAGGGTACGAAGCGGGAGCAACCAAAAATAAGGGCTGAGTTTTGTGCAAGTCTACAAATTTTGACGTCAACGCTATCGAGTGCTATATGTAGCACTTCTTTTCTTGACTTAACACAAAATAAGGTTATACTAACATCACCAGCAAATGAAAGGAGGTGAATAAACATGAGTAGCCCTTACGCCGAGCGGTTCAAGCGAACGCTGACGATCAGTATGACTGACAAGCAGTTTGAGCATTTGCAAGCGTACTGCATCAAGAAGCGCGTATCGTTGTCCTTTGCACTTCGAGATGCGTTCTTTACGCTGCATCCCATCCCGGAGACCGATGAAAACGAAAAATGATACGTCCGCTAAAGTTTGCCGACAGCAGCGAACGTATCATCACACACTCAGAGAGTATAGACCCTCTTTGGGTTATTATACCAGAGATGGCCTGCTCTCGCAAGATAGAAAGGTCAAATTTCTATGAATAATAATATTGAAACCATCCGAATCTTCTCCGAAGATGTTATCCCTGTGTATGACACTGACACTGGCGAAAAGGTAGTGCTGGGTCGGGAGCTGCACGAGCGGCTCAAAATCAAGACCGCATACAAAGACTGGTTCCCTCGTATGTGCGAGTATGGTTTTGTCGAAGGTACGGACTATTCATTGGTCGCTCAAAAATGCGCAACCAATAATCCGAAAAATCCGTATACTACTCGTACAGAGCACGTTATCACTCTGGACATGGCAAAGCACATTGCAATGATTCAGCGGACACCTGAGGGTATGGAGATTCGCCAGAAGCTGATTGACCTTGAAAAGAACGTATCCGTCAACCAGTTCGCAGGGCTTTCTAAGGAACTGCAAGCAATCCTTGTGATTGACCAGCGCACCATGAAACAGGAGCAGCGTATTTCCGCTCTTGAGAATACTATGACCATCGACTACAACCAGCAGCGTGTGTTGAAGCGTGTCGTGAACACGGTGGTCATCAACGCTCTTGGCGGCATGGATAGCCCGGCCTACAAGAGCCGTAGCGTCTCTCAGAAGTTGTTCATGGAATGCAACCGGGACATTCAGGACTGGTTCAATGTAAACAGCAGAAATAACGTGCCGAAGAAGAGGTTTGATGAAGCTGTCGAGTACATCAAGAAGTGGAGACCGTGTGCGAACTCCGTTATGTTGGTTCAGGTCACGAACGGTCAGACCCAGATGCCCATGTGAAAGGAGAACAACTATGCTTACCGCAGATAAGATTCAGGATATGGGGGAATACCTCAACTACGCTTTCGAGACCATGCTGAAACTCTGGCGCACCGTTGACTACGGCGAGTGCGTCCACGAGCCTGTTATCGCTTGTGACGGAAAGGTTGTCGATAGCGGTCAGCTTTCCTTTGAACCGGACGAAAACGGCGAGATCGAGCCGGTTCTGCTCCGGGACAACAAGTGCATCATGCACGATGTGAAGTATTGGATGCCCTTGCCCAATGTTGAGTATCATCCCTATCACGCTGAAATCGTGAAGTAAACAGCCTATAAGAAAAGCCAGTGGTTAGAAAATATCTAGCCGCTGGCTTTTTGTGTTATGCGTTTATTCCTCTACAAGGTCTGCGTACTTGACTTCAATACGGGGCAGTTCATCGGTAGTGCTGGTCAATGCTCTGGTGATTTTCTCAAGCCCGGTGAACTCACCGTAGACGTTGATAATGTCATCTTCCAGAATCTTCACAGCATCGCCACCACGCTTATCCAGCATATAATACTCGTCATCGGCATAGAAGCCGTATCCGCTGTTGTCCGTGTAGGTTCTCCATGCTTTTTCGCTGCCGGAGAAGTTTGCGTCAATAATCTGCGAGACCTTTACCTTGACAACAATCTTAGTTCCTTCATACTTTTCGGGATAACGGCACAGCTCCTTGTAGTCCACAGTCTGGCACTCTGCCTTGTAATCGTCCTCGCTGATCTCAGGCACAACAGATGCAACGGAAGAAGCGGTGGATGTGCTTGCCTTAGACGTTGCTTTACTGCTGCTTGCAGAGCTGTCAGAGCCGCTGCCAGAGCCGCCAATGGCAGACAGAACAATCAGTACGATAATAACGATGAACCACCAACGCTTGTAAATGGGCGGTTTATTCTTACCGCCACACTGAGGGCAGACCTTTGCACTTGCGGCAATCTCTGCGCCACAGTGCTTGCACGTTGTCATTTTACTTTTAGCCATTGTAGATTCCTCCCTTTCAAGGCTTGTAAGGCAAGTATAGCACAGAACGCAGACCCTTTGTAGGGGTCTTTTTGTTTTTGCGGGAAATTTTTGAGATTGGCAATAGGGGTGGGGGTGATTTTTTGAGCCTTTTTTATTTTTTCGGTGGTTGAAAGACTGACCGGGCGGGGCTGGGCGGCGGCTGTATGCCCCGCCGGTGACGCCCTGCACCCCAGCGCGCCCAGACACTAGACACGCGGGGCAGATCGGGACTGTACCGAGACGCCGAAGGGCGCGGAGTGTGTCCGAAACTGTGCAAAAGCGGACAGCCCAAAACCAAAAAAATAAATACGCAAAAAAGCGTAAATACCTATTGACATTTACGCAAGAAAGCGTATAATATAATCAGACGCAAGAAAGCGTAACACCTACCAAATACCGTTACAAAACAGGAGGCCAAAACCATGAAAGCAAAAAGAACCATGCGAGATATTAAATCCCAGTATCCGACCATCATTCAAGTGAGCTATTGCGATGCGCAGAATATGCTGTGCATGGACGACCCCGCAGCCTACACCGCCGGCGTGTATGGCTGGAATGCAGATATTTATCCTATCACTTCGGGCATTGCAATCTGCACCGGGTACCGGCCTTTTGGTAACATCAAGCCCGATCGGGAAACGGTCAGCCGCTACGAAAAGCGGGCGCGGGAAATGCGCCGGGATTTGTGGAACGCTGAGGAGTTGGCAGAGCACCTGTACAAATTGCAGATGGAATTTGTTCGGGAGGTGTGCAAAGTATGATTGCACTTGACTTTACCCAGTGGGCGGCCCTCTGGTACGTGGGCGGCATGATTTCCGGTTTTCTTCTTTGCCTGGGTTGGCTCAACAATCGGGCGGAGCAGTAAGGAGGTAAGACAATGACAAAAGCATTTCGAGCAAAGCTGCTTAAAGCTGGCGCATTAGATACTGCAAAATATCGGTATGCCGTATATCACGGCCACGCCTACGACGTTATCAAGCGAATTAAAAAAACTGAAATCCGTTCTTGGAACGCCGAAAATGATGAATATTGGGAATCTGTTGAATACATTTGCTATTAAATGAGGTGTAAAAAATGTCTGATTTTGAAAAAAGAGTGAATGAATACCGCGAAAACAAACGGTTAATTGAAGAGCTTGAAGCAATGAACGACGCCGTAAAGGCTGAAATCATCGATATGATGCACGGCGCGCCCGAAATGGTGCAGGGCACCGCAAAGGCCATTTATAAGGACGTGCAGAGCGTCCGGCTTGATAGCAAGCTTTTGCAGGCCGCGCACCCTGATATTTATGCTGAGTGCAGCAAAAAGACCGTTTACAAGCGGTTCAGCGTGGTATAAGGGGGCGCGACAAATGATATTATCTTGTATCCTGTTTGTTTTTTGGTTTTTCAGCGCACTCTTCAAGGCGTCCAAGTGACGCCGATCGGATACTTTAGCGGGGCTGCACCGTAAAGCAACCCCGCCCCAGCCCAAAAGGGCAAAAATATTTCTTGCAAGTCCATCTAATAGGGCTTGCAGTGTGGTATAATCTAATTATAATTAAGACCGTGTAACGGTAGGAGGTTTTTTTATGTCTCGTATCATTATCAATGACTCCGATAACATGTTGACCACAAAAGAGCGCGCAGAGATTGCAAAATGGGAGAGAGCAAAAGAGGCCAGCAGTTGGGAGAGATCGCCGCCCTGCTCAAATCCGCATATGACGACGGCATACAGTATGGCCGCAATCATGCAGAGTAACATATAACTTTTTACCCGGTCAATAATGGCCGGGTATTTTTTATGCCCTCTTGACAATTAGCAACATACACATTATTATAATAGTGTCGGTTGCGATAGATGGTTTGCAGCTGGCCGGGTCGTCCATCTGACCCGGCGCGGATTGAAATATTTACGAGATTTGTAAAAATCAAGGATTTGCCCCCGCCCACGCTGGCGGGGCTTTTCTTTTGCCTTGCATCTGCTGAGGGTGCAGGGCTTTTATTTTGACCTGCCACAATACAGCCCCATACAAGCGTTTATAACGCGTTTTACGCAGTCAATTCAGTTATACTGCCAACGCCGCAAAACAGCGCACAGGGCTTTACAGGGGCTTTTCCTGCAATCGTACCCATTCAACCACCTACGATACCAGACCGGCACAAGCAGATATAATGTCACCTGCGGGACGCTGGAGCGTATCGCAGCGCCCGGACGCCCTCAACCGATACCAGATACCAGACGCCACGCAAGGACGTTGTACAGGTCAGAACAGCCGCCCTATTATAATAATGTATATAAGAGGAGCGCAGACCATGCCAACCCGGCGGGGTGGATCGCTGGTAAGTGCTGACACGCTGTCAGCGGTACAGACCCGGCGCACCTGTTAAGGGGTCAGCGTCTCCACCTGTACAGGGTCAGCCCGGCGGCTTGCGATCTGGCACCGGTCAGCCCGGAACCCTCCACCCGGCGGGGCAGTCCAGCGCAAGGGGCGGGCGGCGCGGAACTATTGGCGGCTCTCGCCGCAGTTCTTTTCGGGCTTTCGCCCGATAGCTAATAGAGGTCAGCAATAGTCGCAGCGTTCCGGCTGAAATAGTCGTAGCCAATAGTCGTAGTTTCTCCAATAAAATAGTCGTTGAATAGTCGTAAAGTCGTCAGACGACTAGCTTTTGAAAATCCTATATATAGTATAGTAGTGAGCAATCCTCTGATAGTCGCAGAGTGATAGTAGTAGCATTTTCTTGCGAACATTCGTCAAATAATCGTGTATTTTTTGTGTGAAATAGTCGTTTGCCTTTTAGAGAAAGAGAGGTGCGATAGTCGCTAAGCCATCCGACCACTCCAAAAATCATCTCTCGTTCCAATTTCGCATAATATATTCCTCCGCTAGTTATACCTATTTCGTATAACAACCGTACTTATTATAGTATACAGATATAGTTACTCCCGATAATCACAGATTATTTCGTATAATAACTCGTACCATCCGATTCTGTCTGTTCCTGCTCGATTTAATTCCCAGTAATTCACTATGGTATTTTAATCAATTCATAGTATTTTGCTAGGAATAGTAAATGCAACATTTCTACATATTCAACCGGCTACAAAACGAAGTCAATTCTCCATGTCTGAAATAGTCGTAGACCATCCACCAATCCGAACCTCACGCCAGTTCTTGCCTACGGTCTGCTCTGCTGGATAACGGTGTAGCTTTGGAGATAGAGGGTTGTAGGGGGAAAGAGCCTTTGCAAAAAACATTTGGTTGTTGTTTCAAGTTGTCGCAGTTGTCTCACCATTTCGGCGTGGGGGCCTCAAACAATTTATTTGTTTGAGGGGGGAGTTAGGGGGATTATAGGGGGTAATAGGGGTTGTAGGGGGAAGAGGGGGAAGAAAGGGGGGAAGATTGGATGCGAACGCATCATGTGCATCCATTTGCATGCAAGCGCATCACGCTGATAGTCGTAGCCATATCAGTCCAAACGTCACTCGATCGAGGCGGATTCTACTCAAAATCAGACCTTGCCGTTTTCTCTCGATAAATAACAGAAGAAAAAGCACGGAATAGTCGCAGAGGGTAGTTTTACTACCTGACACCATTCCATGCTTTCTGATACAGTAGTTTTGTAGTCGCACGAGCTAAGATTAGATATTCTTGACTTCTCTTGCCTTACGCAGACGCTCTGCCAATGCTTCACGCTGTTCTTCGCTGATCTCACGAGTGACAGGCGACCGGAACTTCACAAGACGTTTCGGCATCGAATAGGTCTTGGATTCCTTGCACCGCTTGGCAGACAGCTCTTCCATGAACTTGTACGTATCAGGGAACTGCTCACAGAGCTTGTCCAGCTTGCGAATGTAAACCGGGTCTGCCGTGTAGATTTCTGCGGTATCCTCCGCTGCGTTGAAGGTAATGATGGTTTCACGTTCGATGTTGGTAAGTGCCATAGTTGTTTTCTCCTTTGCGTTATTTCTGTTTGATTTTCGTTTTTGAGCAATCGTCGCAATACATGCACCACTCACATGGAGACGTTTTGTAACAGATTTCTCCCCACTCTTTTTCCTTGTAATATTTAACTTCTCTCGCTTCATGTTCCTTGCGTTCTTTCTCATGCAGTCTGTGTACATGAGCAAGGGCGCTAGCATAAACGCCAGCCATGTTTGGAACCATAGTCTTTTCCTCCTGTATTTTGTGTAGTGAAAAATATTTATGTGGTTCAGACGGCAACTTTATCGCCCAGACCCTATTATCTGTTTTTCTTGCCTATTCTACTGTGAAGATACGAGTGCAGAAGCGATGTTACATCCACACGCATTCTTTGAACCGCTGCGTTTCCATCTGGAACGTGATGTCCAGTGACCCCACGTTGCCCTCTTTGTTCTTTTCAAGCGCAAAGTGATAATGTTCTTCTGGTCTCTTTTGTGTTTTTACTTTCTGCGCCAACAGGATGATTGCATCTGCGTCCTGTTCGATTTGCCCGGATTCTCGCAAGTCTGCGGCGGTCGGTGGGATACCTGCTCTTGCGGTCTCTCGATTGAGCTGTGCAAGAGCTACCACCAGCGTTCCTGTGGACTGTGCAAACTCATGTAGTGCCATGCTGATCTCCGTGACGGCACTGTATCGGTCTTTCGCTCCGGCTTGATGGATAAGCTGCAAATAGTCGATGAATACTACTTTGGCTTGCATTCTGATGGACTGCGTTCTAATCCACCCAACACTCTTGCCAGCGGCAGAGCGGACGAATAGCGGATATTTCTTGATAGCTGCCAGCCGGTCAAGCTCATCAATGCTGACGGTCTTGTTTTTGACCGTGTGCAGCGGTACACCTAGCTGATTTGCAATAATACGGGCATAGAGCGTGTCCGGGTCTGTCTCTAGGCTGAAATATGCCACCTTGCGTCCGTTCTTGGCTATTTCACAGGCAAGTTGCAAAGACAGAGCGGTCTTACCGGCAGACGGTCTGCCACCGATCACAACGAAGTTGCCCGGCACAAGATGCAAGTTGTTGTCCAACACCCTAAGCCCTGTGCTGATATACTCCGGCTTATCATCAAGCTTGCGGATGTAATTGTCTATACCATCGCACATCGGGATGAAATCGCTTCTCTCATTGTGCAGGTTGATAGCTTCGCCTAGCTGCTCATAAATGCCAGTCAAATCTGCGTATCTGGTCGAACCATCAACGATTTTGAACGCAATCTCTCTGGCTCTGGACAATGCTGCCTGTTCCTTGACGATTCTAGCCCATCCAAGCATCATGTCATGGGTGACATTGCGGATGAACTCTGCACCGAAGGCATCCAGGCATTCACCCATTGCTTTCTTGCAGTTATCGTATCGCCCCATGACTTCTACCGGGTTCCATTTGTCGTTGTGTTCCCAATAGCCACGAATGGCAGCGAATGTATCACGCAGTTCAGGGCAAAAATCGTCGATTTTAAGGTCTTGTAGCACATCGGCGTATTCTGAGAACGTGAGGACTGCTCCCAGCAGGATGTATTGGGTCTGATTTTCAATATTCACCGCAGAAAGTCTCCCTCGTCAGGTAATTCAGCCATTGTCTGCTGATAGCCACCGTTCCAGTCCTTCACGTTACGCATCCAGTTCCGTGCAGCAGCTTTCCAGTCCTTCATGGGAGATTTGCCGACCTTCCAGCCATTTGCCGTGAAGTGGTCAACAAACCGCTCTGCTTCTGATTCCATGTAGCCCTTATCGGAAAAGTATTCTCTGGCTTGCTCAATAGTAGGCGCTTTGAAGCGTTTTACTTCGTTGGTATTTTTCTTTTTATCAGATTCAGATACAGAATCAGATACAGATAAGGCATCGTTTGCATCCATTTGCATATTTTGCATACCAGCGTATGCGTTTGCATCATTAGTATGCGTTTGTATGCACTTGCATTTTTCATCGTTCCAACGCTTATTTGCACTGCGTCTGTTTTTCTCGATTCGCTCCTGTCTTTTCTGCGCATTCGTATCATCGAACGCTTTAACAACTTTCCAGAGCATCCGCATAGCACGGTCGTTGTCGTATGCTGGGTCAAGCCCAGTCTCAACATACTGTGCGTAGTTGCGGATGAATGCTCCAAATTCCTCGTCTGTCAGCTCGTCCATCGCATGAACGTGTTCCAACAGAAGAATCATTGATGTTCTTGGTTTGCGTTCCTTCTCCATATTCAGTCCTCTTTGTAGCGTTTGTTCCATGCTTCGATGAGGTCGGCTTTGATTCTTTCCTTGTCTTTTTCAGAGGAATCATAGTTGTAAGTTTTGCTTTCCATGATAACATAGCAGTTGCACCTATTTTCTTTGTCTCCTCTCGTAACATACATCCATCGTGTTTTATGGTAGCCCCCCTCTGTAATGGTAACTTCTCCACCACAAAACGGACATCTCTTGAGTTCTTCCATCTTTAATCCTCCTCAAAATGGGCACTCAGCGCCAGATTCACGTAGCCAACCTTCGCCCGGAATGTTGACTATCTCATAATACTGCCGTGCAACGTAGATTGTTTTCTGCCCATCCTTAGCGATCAAGCCGACAATCAGATAGTTGCCAGCAGCCATAAAGAACCAAGGGTTGCTCTTGTAGGTCTCGCCCTTCATCCAGTTCTTCATCCTGTTCACGGCTTTTTCAATGTCCTTGTCGGGGCAGCCCGGGTTGTCGTACGCAAAGAAATCTTCAGGAAATTTAAGTTTTTTCATTTTCTGAATCCCTCTCTCGTTCTCATAATTCGTTTGCAACCTTCATGTAGCTTTGCACCTTTACGGTATACAGGTCGATTGTGCTTCTGCTTGATGTAACCGCACTGCGTTTCGGACTGTCTAATAGCATTTGCAAGCTGTTCAAGCGATGCAGCACATCGGTTCATTGCTTCTGTTAACGCTTCAAATCCATCCATATTTAGTCCTCCGTAGGCGGTTCAGGCATAGGCATCCAATGTGTAACATTTTTGAATGGGATGCACTCTCTTGCTTCACACCAACCACCGTTTGCATCATAATAGGCTACCCAGTCACCAGCTTTTTTGTCGTGAACCAGAACATAATCGCTGGCAAAATCGTTTTTCGGAATATCGGGCAGTCTATCCTTGACGCTAATCCAATTGCTCATGCTCATCACCTCATATCATCGGAAACGCCATCCAATGCGTTACCGTAACATCTTTCGGCAGTCTCTCGCCTATCTCATCCCAGAACTGGCCGTCTGCGTAACAGCCTAGAAAGTATGCTGTCGGCGAGATTCCTTGCAACATTTTTCCATCTTTATCACGCCACGTTGTCTTAGCCGCAAGCAACAAAGGCTGCGTCCGTTCTCGTGGCTGTTCGCTTGCTGGATGCCAAAGGGTGTTAGCCATTGTACAACACCTCGTTTACGGATTGTATGTAAGAACAAAATTCTGTAACTGTTGGGGCAAGATATTGATTTCATAGTGATACTTGTCCACATCGGAACCGCTCAAATCCTCCACGATGTACATGGTGTACTCGTTCAAATAAACGTAATGCTTCTTGTATGTTCCATCGGGTAGTTCAATGGTCACGACAAGTTCGTTGCTGCTATTATTGGAAATGTCCATGTTGCCAATGATTTCAAGCATCGGCGTGTCTGTTCTTGCGTTAACAACGGACAGACGGCGTGTGATGTTGAAATTTTTCGCCTGTTGTGAAATATTGTGATTCACACGAGATGCTTCGGTGCATCCGCACAATGCAATAGACGCCACCAGTACCATAGATAAAATTGCTTTTTTCATTGCCCTTTCTCCTTTCAATCTCCATCCCACACGCCGTCAGGACGCATTCTTGCAAATGCCAGCAGACCGTACAAGGCACGTTTGGCGTTGCCCTCTGTTGCGTTCCAGTAGTCGCTATCGTCCACATCATCACCCAAAGCGGCAATAGCTTTTTCAAGCATTGGGATGCTCTCTGCGCCTGTTTTGCCATAGATGGAACGGATACCCTTGCTACCCAACACATCATCACGACGAAAGTACTTTCCATAATTATAGGTGATATTAAGCCACAGTTCCTTTGTTCCTCCAACGGAACGAGTACCGCCAGCAATAAAATGCGTATCATCCGCTTCAAGCGTTTCATGCGTTACAGGGTCGCACAGCGAAATATCATAGCTCATCTTTCTTCTCCCATTCCTTGCATCCACGTTCGTCCCACACGAAGTCTGCAACGTGTTCTGACCGGTCGTTTACACATACGCCCTCTGGCTCTGCGTACCATTTGCAAGAGCCACAGGACGGCTCAGATTTGTTCTTGCAGGATTCTGCTGTGCATCGGATAGCCTTGCCAGCAGAGAACTGCTTGATGCCCATGCAAGAGCAATGTTCGGTGGTGCAGTAGAAGTTCATCCCTCCGTCTCCTTCCATCCGATAAACTCACACAATCCAACGGTGTTATTGGAGCAACGATGAATGAGGACTTTATCACTTATTTTGAACTTTGCAATAAACCCAATCTTGCTTTCTTCCATTTCGTTTTCAAACATCCAATCAACAATGTCTTTGTCGATTCTGACATCGCCTTCGTCCGTCATGGTTGCAAAGCACTGTTTGCATCTGTAAAGAGCGCACTTTTTCATCTTCTTTGCCCTCTCTTTCCCCTGTTGAACCGCCCGATCACTCGCTTATACTCTGCATAGCACTCCGGGCAAAGGTCGCCTGTGTCCCTGCGCCACGCCCAGTCCTTGAAATATTCGTCAGGGTTCATCATCCTGCCACCTAGAACCGCTCCGCAGCGGTCACACACTCGCTTGTGGTAGATTCCTCTGTCAGTCTGCATTGTCTGCCACCTCTCTGTACTCCACGTCAATTCCTTTCGGCAAAGCCGTCTGATACTTCTGAGCCAACTGCTCTGCGCTCTGGGCATCACCCAACGGCTGTTCAGGCGGTGCAACGGTGACTTCCACGTTGTCACGCATACCAAAGTAGTTCTTGGCTCGGAAAATCCACTCTGCCGGGTTCTCCTGACCATACATACCGTTGTACGCCCACATGGACTGCATTTGCAGAATCAGCTTCAGAATGTACTTCTGCTGCAAGCTGTCGTCACGGCGTTTTCCCGCCATAATCTGCTTCAGGCTCACCCATTCGATGCCCAGCACCAGCGCAATCCATTCCACCACAGGGGAGATTCTGGCTTCGATACAAGCGTCAAAAAAGAAGTCAAGGCGCTGCTGCACTTCAATCGGGTTGTTCATGTCCACGCTCGGAAGGTCGCCAAAATACTTAGCCGCAATCATGCCGATGACCTTCTTGTCCTCTTCATCACCGATTCTCGACTGCAAATCGCCTGTGTTCATCATCTTCGACTTCTCGATCGCTAACTCCTGTTGTTCTTTCACCTTTTTACTCACCTGTGAGCGGATAGATTTCCGCTTGTTAAGCATCTGTTGTTTCTTCTTCTCACGCTCTTTCTCACGCTTCGCAGCGGCTTCTTCTTTCGCCTTTTGCGCCCGCTTCTCACGCTTTTTCTTTTCAGCTTCGGTCAGCGGCGGTCTTCCACGACCACGCTTCGGGGGTGTTGCCATGTATCAGGCCTCCTCAATTTGATTTCCGAAAGCGTCCCATCCATCACGATGATTTCTTGCAAATAGCTCAATCTTTTTAGCTGTCGGAAACATATCCTCTAACATTTTATAGGCGCATTGTGGTTTATGACTATGGTATGTAGCGGGTTCTCGAAGTATCGTTGTGTATTTACCTCTCGTTTCTTTTCTTGGCATCAGCATTTTTCCGGGCTTGTAGAACCACAAGAGATATTCGTGCGAGAACCGAACCGTAAAAGCAGGAGCAACGCCGTTTTCTTTATCCCAAACCATTCTCGTATGGAGTTTGTAGCCACGCTTTGCCATTTGCCGTTCCGCTTCCATTAAGAACTTGTCAATGCACCACATAAACACATTATGGCGGTCTGCTGTATTTTCAAAGAAAACGTCTTGAATGGAAAAGCAATCATCAAGCGAAAGAGTTTGGTAATCAAGTTCTTTTCCTTGATTCGGTCTGCATTTTCTGACGTTTCCTTTTTTCTGCGGCCACGGTGGGTCTGTGTAAATAATTTCGTACTTTTCGTTAAGTTCGTTCATTATTCATCCTCTTTTGGAATTCTAGGAATTGGCATCCAAAACTTGACCGGGTATTCATCATCGACCCATTTCCCATCTTTGAACCGCATTGTTCTAATGCAGTTTCGCCAATACCAAAAATCGTAAACAACAAAATAAACCCCATTTTCAATAGGTTGTGCGTTTTTTACACTTGTCCATAACTGCATAGCGGTTGGAACCGTATCAATCCATTCTTCGGCTTCTTTTAGGTCGATGGGTTCTTCCATGTTCCCCAATGCATCAATTACATCCTCTGTGTCAACAAGTCTCATTCTCGTTCACCTCTTCATCTTCGTTTTGATGTTGTCCAGCGCCCGTGCAATCCACCAAACGGAACAGCAACTGCCAAGTTCGTTCCACCAAGCGCACTTTTCTTTCTCGCATACGCACCGACCAAGCGGATTGCTGGTCATCTTCATCGGGCAGTAAAGTTCGTTGTCCATCATTTCCACCCCATCACAACAGCCGTGCAAACGACCAGACACACATTGAAGAACAGCCAGACGAGCATTGCCTGACGTTTTTCAAACAGGTTGTCTGCCATGTTTTTGATTGTCCGTTCGGACTGAACCACCACCGCCAACAGGACTAGGCAGACCAGCCAGCGAGTTGCAAATTCAAACATTGTTACCTCCACTTAACGTCCTCTATAATGTTTGGATTTTCAGGTGTGCAAAACTCGTACAGAGTACATACAGTTTTCCTTCCACAAATCGGACAAATAGGAGTTTCCCCATTATCTGCCATCGCAGTTGCAACGCGTGCATCACACACAGAAATGGCAGTATTGCAGAAGTAACAAGTGAACGTTGCTCTTTTAATACGGCAAGACTTTGGATTTATTGAAGTGATTTCCGAAATAGCTTCTACCGAAAATACTGCCATCAGCTCCACCTTTCCCTCAGCTCTTTTTCGACCTGTTCTGACTTTTCTGTGATGTAATCTGCGAACTCGTCAGGGGTCATGTCCTCTTCTTTGAACTTGCCGACCATCTCCCAGTACCTGTCACCAATGCGGATGATTTTCTGCACCTGTTCATCGGTCAGGTCTGCATCGCACCGAAGGTTTTGAATCAGTGCGCCCCATGTGGCGGCGATGCCATCCAGAGCCATGCGAAAGCCGTACAACTGGTTCTGCCGTGCAATTTTGCGGAGGTTGGTTGGCTTGACCTGTTTGCCACACAGGGGGCAGTTTCCAAATTTATTCATCTGACTGCTCCTTGTCTTGAAGGCGATGGAGCCAACGGTAGTATTTTTCGCTTGCAATAATTCCAATTCGCTCATACGCTTTTCTGTCATCCGAAAAACCAAGAGCGGCCATGCACACCATAACGTCTGCGTATTCCTCTTCAAACGCCTTTCGGCATTCCTCTACGCTCTTCGGTGTCGGGTTCGTGCCATCCAGCGCACGGCGCAGCTTCAACGCAGCCTGTGCCAGCTCGGATGCTTCTTCTGCCAACTGCGCCAAGATTTCCGTCTTGGGCAGAATGTCTGAAACTTTCTTATTCACTTTTTTCTCCTTTCAGCCAGTCGTTCAGCTTTGCCATGCAAGAGGAGCAAAGAATAAACGACCTGTCTGGCGAGCATTCATAGCCATGTTCTTTGATTTTCACTTTTCGGATTCCGTTCGTTTCGCCGTGCCACGAAAAACACTCGCCGCATCGGTCGCAAATCGCAACCTCAATATCATCGAACCTCATTCTCTTTCTCCAATCTCTTTAGCAGCCCATCCACGTCATACCGCCAATGGACACGCAGCCTTTTTGCTTTGACCTCTATTCCCTCTTGCTCTGCCCACTGCCAAGGGATGCTTTTGCGGCTCTCATTGTAACGGAACGCCAGAACCTTGCTGGCAGGGATTGCAAAGGTGCGGTTGACCGTCCTGTAATTGACTATCACATGGGCGGTCTGGCCGCTGTACCCCATCGCGTCCACCATATCGGTGATGTGCTTTTCCTTGCAGTATTTGCACTTTGCTTTGTCGTACTTGCCAAACACCTTTTCCAGAGGGATAGAGGGCGTTTCGATGGTTTTCAGTTCAAACAGGTGGTTCATCGGGTATCGGTACACAATGAAGTCGCAGATGTTGTCGATGGAAAAGGACAGGTTCTCGTTGCCGCCGTAGTAGGTGGCAGCACTGTCTTTCAGGCGGTAGCACCACGCATCGGATGGGACGGATGCCTTGAAGTCTGCTTCAAACTGCTTGCCGGTGTTCATAAATCAACCCGTCCATCGTTTTCTTCTCCATGTGTATGGATAAACATAAAGCATTCCTCTCTTAATCATTCTTTCTGTCATCTGTTTTGCCAGCTCAATGGATGATGCTCTGGGCGCGAAAATCTGTTCCGGGTATTTGATTTCCACCATCAATCCGTTTCGGATAATAGATTTTTCGCACGGATACTTGTAACCGTCTTTCAGGATATAGCCGACCATCTTCTTACCGCTATGTGGTTTGAACCCATACCAAATGCAAGAAAGCGGGCTACTTTCAAACGGAACCAAAATCTGTTTATTTGAATCAAATCTGCAATGGCTGTTCAAAATAGAAGCGATGTGCTTCATCGTTTTCTTCGACGGATTTCTCATCCTCGCTCACCTCTAAACTCACTTCCGAGAAACCGCTTCTTTCCTTTTTCCCGGTGCTTGTCCTCGTAATTTCTGCGATACACGCTCTGGCTGTGGTTCAGCTCATGCACGAAAGCTTTGCGTTCCTCGAAGTCTTTCTTTTCTGCCTTGTACTTCTCGCAAGTGTCGTGGCAGGCTTGGTGGCGTGATGTGCAGTTGAGACAACAGGTAATCATTCTTCGCCGAATCTCCTTTTTGTTACAGCCATCGGGAACTCTTCGATTTCACTTGCCCACCGGGCGGTTCCCTCGCCGTATGCTCTTTGCCAGACCAGAGGGAAACCACCTAGACCATCGAACAGGCTACCCAAAGTGGGCTTTTCTTTCAGGTAAGGGCGCATCCTCTGTGCCAACCAGAACCACTGCGGCAAGGCGATGGAGTTGCCCAGAGCCTTGTACCGTGGGCTGTCAGCGTATTTGTGCTTTTTTCCTTTGCTATCCGTCCAGTCACCAATGTTGGTGTAATCGTCAGGGTAGCCTTGTAACCGTTCGCATTCAACAGGGGTCAGACGGCGAACAATCCAGCGGATGGCTTTCTCCGCAATCAGGCATTCGCTGCCATTGCCGATGTTTCCTGCTTTTGCTTTCAAGGTCGAGCATTTGTTGCTTTCCTTGTAGTGGCTAAAAGACTGTTCGTTGAAGGTTTTACGCTCGATTGCAATAGCCGTGTAATCTGTAATTCTGTTTTCGTGGTCGCCTGTTATGGTTGGACAAGTTCTGCCGTCACCGTTTCCACGAGCATCAAAAATTATCGGCTGATGTCCGTGCTCTTGTGCCCTCAAAGTTCCGGCTACATCGTAGCTCACGTCCATTACGCTGCCGCCCTGGTCTTGCAGTGTAGAAAGCGTTGCGCTTTTTTCGGTTTGTACCAGCGCACCTTTACCACCACCTTCACAGCCGCTGCGGATTTTCAGGGTGTAAGATTTGCTCCCCCTATCACGTCCATAAGAGCTTGCCTGAGAATGTCTGGGAGTGGCTTTCCACGCCTTGACGCTCTCGTCAGGATTCCTTGACAGGCTCGTGCGCTCAAATAGTATTTCTGCGGCACGTTGTCCTCCAAAATCCACGACAAGAGCGATACGTTTTCTACGTTGGGGGACTCCCCAATATTGAGCGTCAAGCTGTCGCCAAGCCAGAGACCATCCGTTTCCGGCAATTGCTCCGGCTTTGTTCCATCTGCCCCCCTTCGGAGGTCTAGGAATTGAAGCGTCTGGTTGTTCCACGCGGGCAAGTTCTTCCAGCACGGCTCTGAAATCTTCTCCTCCGTTGGAGCTGAATGCTCCTTGCACGTTTTCCCAAACAGCGAAAGTTGGATACAGTCCATTTGTGCTTGACCTCATTTCTTTTATGATTCGAACCGCTTCCATGAACAACCCGGAGCGTTCTCCAGCAAGTCCTGCCCTGCGTCCAGCAATGGATAGGTCTTGACATGGGCTTCCGAACGTGATGCAGTCTACAGGCTCTATCTTGTCGCCGTGAATTTTTGTGATGTCGCCCAAGTGCTTCATTTTTCCAAACGCCCGTCCAGCCAGATAGCGCAGCTCTTATATAAGGTAGGCGGTCATGACTTTGCAGAAGCAAAAGCCTTGCTCATATCAGCGATAATGTCATATCGGTCTTGATACTTGCTATACACGGTCGTTCCAGTGCCAAGCCCAATCTGCGTCTGGTTGATAGATGCAGGAACTATGTAGATGCTTTCTTTTTCTTCGCTCTTTGCGATCAAAAAGTAAACATCACAAGTCGGAAAGCGTTTTTCAAGGTTAAACGAATAGCAAAAACTCTTATTTGCTTTGCTCGGCCTTGCCGTTTTCACATCAACCTTAACGCTTCCATTAACATAAAGGTCATAGGCGTATCTAGTTGACATTCGCTCAACCGAAAATCCATGTTCTTCCAGCAGTTTTGTAGCAAGGTCTTCGCCATACTTTCCGAATTGCGTTTCGCTTTCTTTCATTTCGACATTGAGGATTTCAGCTATTTTGTAATAGCCACCCGGAAAACGGCGAATTGCATTTGTCAACTTGTCGTTTCCGTAATACTCGCTCAATTCACTTCTTGATGGCATTCTGGTTAAACCAGTGGCAGACATACAGGCTTTCACATACAGCAAGATTTTATCTTGCGTCCAATGCGTTTTTTCTTCCTGATTTATGCGCATCTCCAATCAGAATGGCAACGAACCATCATCGTCAATCACGGAGAAGTCGTCGTTCCCGCCCTGCGAGTAACCGGAGCCAGACCCGCCAGCCAGCGTTTTCTTCGGTCTGACCTCATAATCGCCGGAACGAATCTTGTCCACGCTGGTAAAGCGGTCAACGACCAGCTTCGTCTTGATGTTGCCATCGTTGCCCATGTACTCTTCCTCACGGAGAACCACGCCGACCAGCTTGCCACGCAGGGTCTTTTCATCGTTGTTGAACTTGTAGCCGGGATTGGACTGCTCCACAGCGGTGATGAAGCCCTTGAAGAACGGCAGTGCCTTTTCCTTGTAGCTCTTGATGGTCTTGCCGCCCCACGCCCATTCGCCCGGATTCAGCTTGCCACGCTCGACAAGGGAAGCGGTCTGCTCACGCCAGTAGCCCTTGAACTCGCCCTCTGCGACTTCCCACTCGATGTTCAGGCGCTCCTTTGCAGGCTCGTCAGTAGCCTTGCAGATACCGGCAACATAGCCGCCAACAGGCAGGTCGCGGCGTTCGGTAGCTTCCTGCACGTCATTCCAGTTGATGTTCTTCATCTGTTACTCTCCTTTGTTATCCGGCCGAACCGGGATGTTGTAATACTCACGGATGGTCTTGTCTACGGCGGCGAGGTCGTTCTCGATCAGCGCATCGTTGAACATTCCCAGAGGGGTTTTCACGGTGTCCATCCCATCATTGCGAGTGCTGAACAGATATCGCCCATCCTGCACAACGGTTTTCAAAACGATGGTGAAGTACCCTTCGATGCAGACTTTTTCGTCTAGCATTTTCCCAACAGTCTTGAATTTTTCTCCACCGTTTTCTCCACATTCGCTGTGTCCGAAAAAGTAGACTACCACATCGTCCGGCAGTTCCTTCGCCCGCATCAGCAAGGCGTTGAAGTTGGCTGCCATGTCGGTAAACTTCTGGTACCCGGCGACCTTTGCGTTCCGCATGAACTCGCCTGTCATAAGATAGGTAGCATCGTCAATGACGATGGACTTACGCTTGGTGCTGTGGATTGCGGCATCAATCTTGCCGTAGTCGTTTGTGATATAGGTTTTCATGTTGCTACGGAACGGCAACGGCTTGCCAAGCACGTTGATAACCGCAACCTGTTCCGGGTCAAAGTTCCGAAGCGAAGCGGACTTACCGCTGCCGGAATGACCGTAGACCATTACTAATACTGCCATTTTTCTTTCCTTTCTTCGGCTTCATTAGGCTTCATTGTTCATGCTTTGGCTTAATACGGCTGTATAAAATTAACCAGCCATCAGTTCTGCCAACTGCGCACGGAGGTCTTTCAACTCCGCTTCCCTATCTTCAATTTCAGACTGCAAGTCCTCAATTTCAGCCAGACGGTCAGCTTCTTTGGCTTCTGCCATCTGCTCGTTGGTCATAAAGTACACGCCGTCTTCAGGTTCAATTGCCCCCCCAAATCGGTCGAGAGCGCCAGAACAATCATACATCGGATTCATCGTTTGTAACCTCCTCAAAAAACAAGGCAAAAGATGAGCAAGGCGATTGCGAACGTAGCCGCGCAGGCTGCAATTGTGCCCAAAGCTTTATCGAAACGTTCCTGGTCGGCATCCTTCTTGCGGCGTGCGTTGCGAATCCGCTGCTGTGCAGAGCTAGAAGTCATCCGGATGAAGTAGTCCTGATCATTTTCAAATCGAGCTTTCGTTGCGTTTTTGCTTTCCATAGTTAAAACCTCCAAAATTTCCGTGTTATAGTTGAGGGCGTCCTTTTTTTCGCTGTTCTTTAATTTGCAACGCACTGTGCCACTGGTCTTTGTCAATTTCGATGGTAGACCACCGGTAGTTACATACAAGGCACTTCTTGCGGCGAGCGATGCTGTCATCGTCTGGCCGGCTGTCAACCGTTGTAATGTTGTCGCTACCGCACATCGGGCATTTCATCGTGCATCCCTCCACTCGTTGGTGTGGTGGGCAACACGCTTGATTTTTCGGCATTCTTGCTCGCTGCGTTCGTCTTCCTCAGCGCTGACTGCCAGCGCACACAGAACGATAGCCGTTGCAAGAAGCCCACAGGATACGATTACCCAGCCAAACATCTGCGCTGTGGTCTGGCATCTTTGAATCGTATCGCCGCAGCCAACTGCTGCGATCGCAGCGACCAGGCCAAAGATGGACAGTGCCATTCCTTTCAAAGTTTTCATTGGTTCTCCTTTTTGCTTCCAAAATTAAAAATCCAACCAGTTGCCATTACGACAGCTGCCACGATGATTCCCCATGTGCTTTTTGCGCCGACCAGCAATTCAACGAGGTGCACAAGCCACAGGTTCAAAAGGAATGCTGCCAACACTACTGCAAGAGCAGCACTCCACATCAAAATAATTTCTACAAGTACTTTCATTTCTATCCCCTTTCGTTTATTTTTCGCCATTGCAGAACACGTCTATGCCATGCTTTGCCGCTGCAACACCTATCTACGCAATTCCTTTGCCAAGAACGTCTGGTCTGTGCAGTTCCTTCGCTATGTTCTGCGCTGCCTTTCCTTTGCTTATCAATTCCACTCATTGCATCTCTTAGCCTTTGCGATGCACCGCCTCTCAACGCCCCCGCTGCTCACGTCGATGTTTCGCCTTGCCGTTGCTTATCAAAGCTACGCCTTGCATACATAGCCATTGCTTTTCCAAGCTTTTCCTTGCCATTCCATTGCTCGTCTGAGCCTTACTTCGCCATGCCATTGCCGCGCCTCGCCCATCGTCTCAATGCTATGCCATTGCCGCTCAAGTCGCTTCGTCTCTAGGCATTTCCTTAGCATTTCTGAGCCAATCGTCACTATGCCGTTGCCGTGCCACGCCGAGCGCAGCACAGCCCCAACCTGCCATAGCGGTTAATTGAGGATTTCGTAGGTATAGCGGCCTTTGCCGCTGTTTCTCCACTGGCCGATGCCACGCAGAGCACCGTAGTCCAGCCACTCAAGCACGACCTTCTCGTGAGAATCGTCCAGAAGAATGATTTCAAACTCGCAGGTCGAACCAGCTGGAATCTGCTCACTGTTGGCGAGGCTCACCCGCTCGCCCTGCGCGGTCTGTGCGCGAAGCGGGCGCTGGCACTCGGTAATCTCACCATTCACATGAATGGGAATCATGCGGGGCTGGACGAAAATCAGACCATCAATGACCTTCTTGTAGGCCGTCAGCTTGCCGGATTCGTTGACAGCTTTCTTTTTGCCAGTCTCGGTCTTTCCGCCGATACGCCCCAGCATACCGCAAGAATCCTTGAAGAAGCCCTTGATCTGGTAGTCATACAGGATGGGTTCGCCGTTCTCGTTGCGAGGGAACACGGTCATGCCCTTGTCTGCCACAGCATCTGCGCCCAGAGCGGCCACTTCGTCCTCAACGGTTGCTGCATCAGGGGACTTGCTGGCGATGAACTCTCGCGCGATGTTCTGGTTGCTAGGCCAAGTGCCAAGAACTGCTTCGATGAATGTGATTCTTACTTTGATTTTTTTCATTTTTGTTCACTCTTTCTTTCTCGATATGCTCCAATCTTAAATTTTCACGCTCTTGCCAGCGCTTCTGCCACGGACTGCTTTTGTTGAAGTTGCTTATTGCTTTCTTCATCATTTTCCATCCTTCGCTTACGCTGGATGTGTTCCAGACGTTCTTTCTCACGGCTGTGCCAGCGGATTTCCCGCTTTCCGTAATACTTACCGTTCATAGGTCAACTCCCCTGTTGCAAGCATCTGCGACACCTCGCCGTAATGCTTGCCCAACTTGTCCGCAAGGGCTTGTACTTCTCCGATGGACGGAAACGTCTTTTCCAGCTTCTTCTTTTCTTGCTGTTTTGCTTTGTACGCTGACTTCGCGTTCAGGTTCGCCTTTGCGTTGTAGGCTTTCTTAGCGCATCCATTGTGGTACTTCTGTGATGCTACTTTTTTCAGCATCGGCTTGCCGCAGTATGCGCAGAACACTTTTTTTGGCTTGAATATAACTCCAGCTCTTTCATGTTCTTTATGGCGCTCCTTGTCAACCTTGCGCTTGCACTCGGGACAGTACCGTCTTGTAGGTCTGACCACACCAAGATACAGACCGCAGCGCTCACAGTACTTTTCTTCCACGCTGCATCTCCTCTTTCAGTCTGGCTTCCCGATTGTGACGTTCAAAACACTGGTTGATGGATTTCTCCATCCACAGAACCTTGTTGGCTTCGTTCCGGGACACGCCCTCCGCCATTGCAAGCTTCAACCTGCGCTTCCGGCTCGGTGCTTTGTAAAAGTACGTCACCAGCACTCACCAGCCTTTTTGATGATGAACGTTGGCACTTCCCTGCCGGTAGCCCGGCACAGACAAACGCACTTGCCAATCCAAATGTTCCAGTAAAATGGGTCTGTCATACAGAACGTGTTGGAATGGTTTTGGCTGTCTTCATCCAGCATCCACAGCGAAATTGCATTGTCTGCCTTCGACCAGTTGATGCTGTACCCATCCAAGCACAACTGCTGCATGATCTGCATTGCCAGATGCTTTGCTTCGACGAGTTCCTCTGCCGTCCATTTGAGCTTGTCCGTTTCGTAGACCTTGACCGCCTTGTCAATGGCGTGGTGCGCTTCGTCCGGGTACTCAAGGTCTACCTTTAAGGTGATGATTTGTTCCATGTTTACCCCTCCGCTTTCTGGTTCTTCTTTGCTTTCAAGAAGAGATTTACAAAGTAGACTTGGCCGCGACCGGAAATCTTAGGAGTGCGGTTAATGGAAATGTGGTCGCTGTGCTGAATCGTGGTTTCTTTGATCTCAAACAGCCCCATCTCCATACTCCGCTGCGTCGGCAAGTTGTAATCGCTACGTTTCGGGTCTTTGATGAGATAGCCATTCCGGCGCAGCCAGTCAAACAAGCGGTTCTGACCGATGTTAATGCCGTTCTGCGACAGCAGTTTTGCCATTTCGCCAACCAAAATACTCTTTTTGCTAGCACTCACAGCGTCAGCAAAAAGTGCTTTCGGCTTCATGGTTTCAATCTGCTTGTCCTTCTCTTCCAGCTCCTCATGCGCTGCGATCAGTGCAGTTGCGAGAAGCTGCGAGCGGGTAAGCTGCGGCTGTTCAGTCAGCTTCTTTTCCATCTCGTTGAACGCTGCAATGTACTTGAGCTTCCACTCAAGAGCGGCCTTTCCATTGAAGCCCATCGCCAGCAGTGTAAAGCCGTCACGGTTCATCAGATACATGGGGTAGCTCTGGCCGTTCTGCTCATGGACGTACTCGGTCTTGTAGAACATGGGGGTGTCCCCATTTTTGGGGAGACCCCTCATAATGTCTTCGATGTCACGCATCACATGGTCATGACGCTTCTCGAAGCTCTCTGCAATCTGACGGCTGGAAACCACAGGCTCGCCATTTTGCATGGATAAAATAATGTCGTTCATTTTTAATCCTTTCTTATGACTTACTGCTTGTCCCTCACAAGCAAAGCGTCTACCGACACACGGAAGTAATCAGCGACTTTCACAAGCTGTCGAATGCTCGGCCCATTTGCGGAGCGTTCCCACTTGCCCAGTGCGCCGTTGCTTAAACCAGCGGCTACTTCCAAGTCAGTACGAGACAGACCATGTAACTTGCGAAACTCGTCGATTTTAGAAAGATTCACTAGCCATTCTCCTTTCTGGCTTGCATTTTACTAGAAAATATGCTACTATGTAGTTGCGAAGTACAAAGTGAACATTTTCTAGCGACTTCCTGATAGATTTGTCAGGGGTCTTGGTTTTTGTTTGCCCTATGCTTCATATTATACTAGCCAAGTGGCTATTTTTCAATAGTCAATTTTCAATTCTGTAAACATTTGGCTATTTGCACAAAAAGAGAGGTCTTTTTCTATGCGCAATGTGGAGCGAGCCAAGAAAATCGCTGCCGACAAAGGTGTGAATATATCCTTTGTGTGCAGAGAAATCGGGAAAAGCAGAGGTTATATCTCTCAAATGCTGACTACCGACAGAGATTTTCCAGATGAAATGCTTTCGCCAGTAGCCAACGCGCTAGGCGTTACGGTTGAAGAACTGACTGGAAGTCAAAAAGAAAATCCGCCCCAGCAGCCGCAAAGTGAAGTCGATGCAGCAGTGGAGCGGATTAGAAAAAAACTTGAATCTATGCCGAAGGAACAACGTGAAGCGCTGATGAACCTGATCGAGAAGATGTGAGGTAAGCTTGTGTATTACCTGTTGTGTGGCTGTGCCTTTTGCTTCTGGTTCATGCAGGCATTGTTAAAAGGCAATGACCGCGTTCTATATGGCAATAGCAGAAAATATCGTTACCGTAGAAGCCGAAAAAAGAAGTGGTTCTGACCCGGTAAAATAAAAACCCCTTGTGCCGGGCTGTTATAGCTCTGCGCAAGGGGTTTTCTGTTATTCTAGGTCTAGGGCTTGCTCCGCTGCCGGAATCTTTTCAGGGTGTTCCAGCAGCCATGCAATAAATCGGTCAATCTTGGCTCTTTCCTGTTCACTCATTGTGGCATATCCTCCCGATCGGTAAGTACGGACGTTCATTCAATACGATTATACATCTTCTAGTTGTAAAGTCAATGCATTTTCAACAACTTCGTAAAAATCAATCGTTTTCTTCACATCCATTACTTCACATCGGGGAAACCACGAGCGTTCAAGTCAAAAGGGACAGCGCCTATCCATCTTTCCTCCAATCACAGCTCTACGAGCTGTCCGTCAATGCGTTCGATGTTATCTGCCGGGTCGCGCCCATCGTCTAAGGCGGCTATGGCGCGTTCCAGAACGTTTTTTGCTTCTTCATAAGCAAACTTATCAGCATCGTTGTTTGCAAGGTTGTAGACCAGTTTTAAAGCGGTCTGGCGGGCATAGGGAATGAGCATGGTGTCAATCTGGTTCATACACTAACCCTCCCACGGTTTCGGCGTTTTGTTTTCGTTCGGTTCAGATGCGGGCATTCCGTCAATGATAATCATATTGTTACCTCCTGTTTTGATTGTTTTTTTCGATGGTACAGTTATAACACAGGCTGCTGTTGGTTCTCCATAGCAGCTTTTTCCATTTTTTGGCTTGTCGAATCCAGCAGTTTTGCCGGATTTTGTTGAAAGGGTGAGAATTTATGGATGAATATTTAGTAAGAACAGCCAAAGCATTGGAGATAGCTCGAATGCGTTCCGGCTTGAGCCAGCAGAAATTGGCGGCAAAAATGGGCGTGAATCGTGGTACGGTAGCAAATTGGGAGCAAGGTCTGGCAGCCATTTCCCTTCCAATGGCTATGCGCTGGTTTTCCTGTGGGGGGGTATCGGTGGCTCGATACATGGACACTTGCATTCACCCGGGAGTACTTGAACACCTTGAGGACGACCTTTCCGATCTGGAGAAACGGCAGATTCTCATAGATGCTATGATGGAATGTTCATCCTATGAGATAGATGCCTTGCTATACATCCGGTACGGAGATCACGGTTCAGACCACATCGGTGTGCTGACGGAGATTCTGGCAAACCTCCACACACCGTTGAAGGACAGAGTTGCTGTCTGTCGGATGGTGTCCGGTAGCTATGAGATGGCACAGGCCACCGGAACAGACCCAGACCCGAACGGAACCGCCCCAAAGATGGAAATTCTCTATCAGGCACAGGATGCTGGAACGGAAGCGGCTATGAAGTCCAACGATTCCTATACTGTGAACCCAAATAATATAAGCGGCTGATTTTCGAATTATCGCAGTTTTTGAAGAACATTTTGTCCACGTTCATCCATTTTTTGTACACCTATCAGTCAAATTTACCTTGTCAATCCGTCCCCCATAGGCTGTAAATCGACAACATTTGCGCGGAACAAATAACGAATTAGCGTTAATTTGTTGCTTGTGATTGGTCGGTTTGTCAATCTGTCCACCATAACATTGGCTTAAAAGTTTTTCATCCACTTTTTGTACACGTTAGGTAAGCCTAACCGTTAAGCGTTTCAACCTTTCGGATGTTGAACATCTGTTTATTTAGCGATATTTACTTTGTGTTTTCCACTTTTTAAGAGAGAAAGAAAAGATTTTGTGGAAAATTTTCTTCTTCTGCTATTAGTAGAAGTTATTTTATAATCTTGTTAATAGTCTTGTTTTATATAATGTAAAGAGGTGTACAAAAAATGGATATAGGTGTACAGATTGTGGAAATAGGTGTACGAAATGTGGACAGTTAGGTGTACAAGAAGTGGAAATAGGTGTACACTTGCTATTGATTTGTACACCTATCTGTGATATACTCTTATACGAGAGGAGGCGTGATAAGATTGTCTGATATTAAAGGCGGGAACTTGGTTGAAAAAAGCAGACAGCTTGTTTGGGCAAAGTTCACTGATTATACAGCAGGAGAACTACGGTTACTTGAAGTGTATCTTAGCCGCATCAATCCGAGAGACCCTGAAACTTCAACGGTTCAGTTTACATTACAAGAGTATTGCGAATTTTTGGGGTTAAAAATCAACTCTAGGAATTTGAAAGCACAGGTCAAGCATTTCATCGACAACTCTGTTGAAGTTCCTAGAGGTGACGGTTCAGGCTCGTTTGACCTGTATCCCCTGTTTAGCAGAGCAACTGTAAACTTTGAACCTAGCTTGATGAATATTACTGTGTCATTGTGTTGCAATCCACTTCTGCAACCTGTTTTCTTTGACATTGCGGAGCGTGGATATGTCAAGTATCGCTTGCGCTACACAGCGAATATGAAATCGCAGTATAGCATTTTGCTGTATTCAATTCTCCGAGAGTTCATCGGACGTGGCGTGAGCCAGCCCGAAATTACGTTGGATAGATTAAGGGAACAGCTTGGTGCAAGAGAACCTAGCTATCAAGAGTTCAAGCATCTTAGGCGGCGTGTCATTGATATTGCGGTAGCTGAAATAAACGAAGTATCAGACCTGTGCGTTGAATATGACAAAGTCATGAGAGGTCGCAATGCGGTTGCTGTGAAGTTCAATGTGGCTTTCAAGTCTAATGAGCCAGTCATAGACGTGGAAGCTAACGAGGTTGAAAGCGTAGAGCTAAAAGATGTTCCAAAGAGCCAACGACCTGCCAGAAAGCCCCGCAGCGGTGCATACGAGGATGTGGATTGGGCATCTATTGCGCCGGAGATGTCCAAAAGCCAGTGTATCTTGACCGCAAAGCTGGTGGCAAAGAGATTGCTAGAGAAGTATCCGAACATCAAGCCTAACAAGAAAAAAGAAGCTGTTGTGAACATTATTGAGAATGCATACAGGATTCTTGTCAGTGAGCGACTTGATAGGATTGAAAAAGACCCCGGCGCTTATATGTACTCAATTTTGAAAGATGCAGACCTTGATGATTATGCTACGTTTGACGATAGCTTCTTGAAGTAGTCAGATGTAGCGCATTGAGCAGATGATGCAGAAAGGAGAAAGAATGGAATGGATTAGTATGAAAGACAGGCTACCAGAAGAACCGGGAACGTATCTTGTGTCTTGCGTTTCTAATGGGCCTTATTTCTGTGGAACGCATACGATTACGGCTCAATGGAATGGGAAATGTTGGTGGAGGACAAAATATCAGAAATTCACCCATTGGATGCCGATGCCAGAACCAGTGAAAGAATAAAGAAAGAGTGATAAAATGGCAAAAATCATAGCTGTCGCCAACCAAAAGGGCGGCACAGGAAAGACCACAACAAGCACCTGTCTGGCAGGTGCATTGCAGTTGCTTGGAAAGAAAGTCCTGCTGGTGGACTGCGATGCCCAGTGCAATGCAACGGACACCTACGGCGCACAGACAGAGGACGTATGCACCCTGTTTGATGTGATGACCCGGCAAGGCACGGTCGAAGAAGGAATCCAGCACTGTGAAGCTGGTGACATTCTTCCGTCTGATAGTGCATTGAAGGACATTGACGAGCAGCTTGTGCGGGACATGGGCAAGAACTTCCGGCTGCGAGAAGCCCTTGAAAGTGTGTCTGCGCAGTACGATTACATTGTGCTGGACACTCCCCCGCAGCTTGGTCTTGCGCTTGTGAACGCGCTGATCGCCGCCAACAGCATCATCGTTCCCATCACAGCAGACCGTTACGCACTGGCTGGTTTGAGCCAGCTTTCGCAGACCATCGGCGATGTTCGCAAATACTTCAATCCGACTTTGAAGATTGAAGGCCTGCTTCTGAACCAGTACAAGAGCCGCGAGAACCTGTCCAAAGAGGTTGTGGAGCAGCTTCCTGTGATTGCACAGAGCATGGGCACAACCCTGCTGGACGTGAAGATTAGACCGTCTATGGGCGTTCGTAAGGCGCAGGCAGAACGGCACAGCCTGTTTAGTGGCGACACGGCAAAGAGTACCAGCGCAGAAGATTTCAAGGCGTTGGCGAAGATGATTGTAGAGGGGGAAGAAAAATGAGCGATTTGTACCCGCATCTTTTGAATGCAACTTGTTCTGATGATACGGAGCAAGTCTACGTTATCAATTTTGATTTTTCATTTAATGACCTTTCCGATAAAGAGAAAGAAATGGCGTTTCATTCTCAGTGGTATCTAGCTGAAAAGTATTGCAAAAAGTGGCAGAAAGAACTTGCAAATAATCAATGGGCAAAATCAGAAGATAAAATGCCAGATGAACTAAACCCATACGTTATCGGGTTTAGCAAAGACGAATACGATGTAGAAATTGTAGGCTATGAAGAAGATTTTAAGGAATGGCGGGACAAAAGCGGAAAGCCGCATAATATAACTCACTGGATGCCGTTGCCGACTGTTCCTGACCTTGATGAAGATTGGGAGGAAGAGGAATGAAATCAACCAGCAAAAAGTCCTCAGGTCTGCTTGGCGGGTTTGATTTTCAACCTATTTTTTCGGAACAGCCATTAAGCCGAAGTGAGCCAAAGGAAGAAGAAGTAAGCCAAGCAAAGCCGAACGAAGCCGAACAAGCACTGATTAAGCCCAGTAAAGCCACAGACAGCCATGCACAGCCCAATGAAGCACAGTTAAGCAGTATTAAGCCGAAGCAAGCCAAAGACAGCGAAACACAGCCAAACACTGCCGTAGTAAGCGAAAGCAAGCCAAAGAAGCTGAAACAGGCGAAAGAAGTTCAACGTCTTATCGAACAAGGAGATGTATCCGGCGCACTGATAGAAGCTGGATTGACAAAGAAAAAAATCCCGATGCCGGAATCACATCAGGGCGTTGCAAGCGGTGATGGAAAGCGTTCTAAACGCATTACCATTCTTATGAGCGAGGAAGAGCGCAAGTACATCAACCGTGAAGCACGGCGGCACGGAATGACGATTGGACAATTCGTGTACGCTCTGGCGGTGGCGGCGGCAGAAGGAAAGATTGAATTGGAGAATTTCTTAGATGAATGACGTATGGATTGGCATTGGGCAGAAATTTGAAGCAATGGCAAATATGGGATGCAAGCCTTATGGCTTCAAGCGAGTTCCATCAAATTTTGTGTTTGACGAAGATAAGTCGGTAAAGTGGAACAAAGAACAAGCACAAAAGAACAACGATGATTACGACAAGGAAGTTAAGCGACTGAATCAAGAGAAAATGAAGCGCAGGGATGAAATCTACGAAGAGATTTATAAGACGATTCAAGAAGAAGTCGGTTTTGGGATTTCAGAAAAGAAAGCGGCAAAAATTTGGGAGTACGCTTACGATAGAGGGCATTCAGCAGGATGGTATGAAATAATCGCCAATTTGGGAGAAATTGAAGAACTTGTAAAGTTCGTATTGGATAAAAAGAACTGAGTTGGAGGATTTCTTAGATGAATGATAGTGAACGACGTCTTATTCGATTTGTTTGCGATGCCGTTGCATGAACCTCCTGTAAAATATTGAAATAACAAAGACCTGCTAATAAAAGTCAAGCCCTAAAATAAGAAAATTCGCCAACCAACCGCTGCCCATGACAAACAGCATTCAAATGCTAGTCAAAACACAGCGAGGGCGACGGAGGGGATAGC